TCTCAAGACGCGCAGATGCGCGAGTTTGAGTTGCGTGGTCGCGTAGACCGCAACCTTGCTATGGGTGACGCTGTGCGCGGCCAAGTGAGTGGCGCAGGCACGGCTACCGAGAACGCTATTGCTGCCCAAGCAAGCAGCGCACTCACCGGCTTCGTGGACATGAAGTTCATGGAGTTTGAGAAGCGTCTGTTCCGCAGCGTGCTGTGGTACTTCGACCAAGACGAGCGCAGCGTGCTGCCGCTTGGTCGCGAATACGGCGTGTTTGTCGGCGGTCAGTCGCCGGAACAAATGGCCGAGGGCGTGCGCCGCGCTGTGAAGGCTGGCTATATGCCGCGTGAGCAGGGCGATGCGATGATCCAGATGCTAGGTCAGCTTACCGACACCGACGAAGAAGGTTCGGGCATGAGCTTCGACGACCTAGAGATTCACATCGACGCTGTGCGTAATGACGGCAGCGAAGTGCAGAAGATGATTGCGGCAAGCAACGCTGTTATGCAGATGCTGCCCGCCGTTATGGCGATCCCCTTCTGGGATTGGAAGTCGTGGTTCAAGCGTTGGGGCGAAGCCTTCAACATGCCTGACCTCGACCAGTATCTGAACCTAGAAGCTGCCGCCGAGATGGCGCAGATGAACATGGAAATGCAGATGATGTCTGGCGGTGCAGCCGGACAGCAGGGTGGCCGACCTGGCGGTGGTCAGCCGGAACCCGTTCGTAATGCACCGAAGCTGGCACAAAACCAAGGCTTCGGGAAAGCAGTTGGCGCGGGTGTAAACCCGACTAAGTCTAAAACCCAAGGTAAACCAAGCGGCGGTTCGTAATGGCTCAATACGAATTCCAAGCTGACGATGGTGAGATCATCACGCGGGAGTACCCGATGACGAAAGCACCAAAGATCGGCAAGTTGATTAAACAAGGTGGCAAAAGCTACCGGCGCATCATCTCCTCTAACCTGCCCGAAGCTCGCATCTTCGAGCCTCACTTTGTCTCGCACTCGTTGCCGCGCTGGCATCCAGACGCGCCGCACCACGAACCTGGGACGGGCAAGCCTGCATTCCGCAGCATGAGAGAGATTCGCGAATTTACAGCTAAAACGGGGTACAAGTATGAATACGGAAACTGAAGTTAAACAACAACCGACCGCCCCGATGGCGGGTCTGAAGTCACCCGTGGATCCGAGCGCAGAAGCGCACGCCCGCGAGGTCTACGACTCCCTTGCTACCAAAATGCAGGAGCAAGAGTCGTTGAAGGAAGCTGCGCTGGCTAAGACCAAGGAAGCAGCGACCAAAAAAGAGCAATCTTCAGCGCAAACGCGCAACGAAGATGGCAAGTTCGTCAAGAGCAAGCAGGCTGAGGAACCGAAGGAAACGACGGCCAAAGCCGAAGCTGCTGAAAGTAGTGAATCCGATGACGATAGGGAGCCGGAAGTCGATGGCACAGACGCGAAAGCGCAAGAACGCGCCCTTACCGCCCTGCGCCGCGCCAAGGTTCCTAAGGACATTCTGGAGGGTTTGCCCCGAGGTCAAACTCAAGTGGGGTCGCCAACTTGCCAAAGTGCAAAGCGAAACCGACAGAATGGCTCAGGAATTCGCCGCCCTAAAGAAGGGTAGTTCCGAGAAGCAAGTCGAGCCGAAACAGGATAACCAACGCACGGACTCTGAGCGGGCCACTAAGCAGGCAAAAGCAGCAGAGCAACCCGAGCAGGCTTACATCCGTCAGGCCGCAAAGCAACTCGCTGACACCTTCATGCTAGGCGACGAAGCTGAAGAAGCGTTTGCATCTGCGCTGCAAAGTGCCACCAAACCTTTGTCTGAACGCTATCAGCAAATGGAACAACAAGTCCAAATTGCTGCTGGTCTGTCCACGCAAATGTTGTTGGCAAACGCACGCACGCAGCTTGCCGCTGATTATCCCGAGCTTCGCGAAAAGGAAACATTTGGGAATGTGATTGCCACCATGCAACGCATGGCTGAAAGCGGCGCATACGCAGACATTGACGACCTCCAAGAACGGACAGAGTCAGCTATGCGTGATGCCGCTCAAGTTGTGTTGCGCGATGCAATCCAGAACCGAGTGAAAGCGCAAAGAATCCAAACAGACCAGAAGCGTAACGCAGGCCAAGCATCAGTTCCCAAGAGGAGCGGGTCTACCGAAATTAACGGTATGTCCCGTGATCGCGCTATCTTCCACCTCATGTCCAGCGAAGGACTGAATGGTGCTGAGGCCCGCCGTCGCGTCGATGGTTACTAACAAAAACAAGGACTGAAAAATGCCTGCTATTGTCTCCTTTGCTGACTGGGCAGAGGCAACTGGCCCGTTGCTCCTCACGGGGCCGGAAAAGTTTGTCAACGCCGCTCAACTCCAAAACTACTCGTGGGCGCGCTTCGTGCGCGGCAAGGATTACTCGGAAGTCGTCCAAGGCGGCTCCGAAATCCGTGACGAACTGATGTTCGACGAAGCTAACACCTTCTCGATGTATCAGCCCAACGACCCTCAAACGCCGACGATGCCCCAAGTGCTTACGCGCTGGTCGTCGCCCTGGCGTTTTGCCGTTGACAGCTATAGCTGGACGGAAGAAGAAGAAGCGTTGAACGCTGGTTCGTCGTACACCGACGACTCGCGCTTCATGCAATACAAATCGCTCCTCACCAAGCTGGAAATGCGCGTGCAGACCTCGATCTGCAACGGCATGGAAACGAAGTGGTGGGCGGTTCCGAACGCTTCGACGATGGAAGCCGCTGCTGGCAAGGAGCCTTACAGCATTCCGGCGTTCATTAACGAAGCGGCCAACGGTTTGTTTAACGATGTCGGCGGCACAGGCGCGTTTACCACCGTTGAAACCATCAGCCCGACCGCTGCTGGCAAGACCAAGTGGCGTAACCGTGTGATTGGCTACGACAGCCCCGCTGTCAAGCCGACTGCCGGTGCGCGAAATGTCATCAACGCAATGGACGATGCGTTCTTGCAGTTGAACTTCCGCCCGCCCGCTGGCAAGGAAGCGTACTTTGAGCCGAACACTTGGAACAGCATTGCTGCGTTCACCACGAAGAAGGGTCTTCTCGTGATGACCGACCTGCTGCGTCAAGGTCAGGACTGGTACACCAACCGCACTAGCCCCGACTCGGCTTTTAACGGCCCGATGTACGCCGGTATGGAACTGGTGTATGTCCCGCAGTTGGATGCCGCTCCGCTGTACACGACTGGCTCGGCTTTGGTGTCCGAAGGTGATGCCAGCGCGCAAGGTCGCGGCCCGCGTTACTACCTGCTTAACGCTAAGTACTTGAAGACTGTGTTTCACAAGGACAAGTACTTCGTTCGCAAGCCGCCGATGTCGCCGTTCAACCAGCCGTTTACGAAGACTGTTTACATCAACAGCTACTTCAACAATGTCTGCACGGCACGCCACACCCACGCGATCATCACGCCGGGTACTGTTGCGGGAACCTTCCCGTCCACCACTTTGTCCCCGGCTCAGGTCTACTCGGCCTACTGATCGAAAGGAAAAATCAACTATGTTGTTTTCGCAAACTACTCAATTTCCTCAAATTGGTTTGCCGACTGGAGCTAGCACAGAGCTTCCGGGGGCAATGCCAATTTCCGTAGGAATGTGGGATGACTTTTTTGAAGGAGTTCCTACTGGCGTTAGTACGACGGTTTTGCCGTATGACTTGACCGCCACGGGAACTGCCGTTGCTTCTGGTAGTTATATTGCAAGCACCGGTGATACCAACGGTGTGTACACCCTTACATCTGGGGCTGCTGCAAGCGACGAAATGTTGGTTCGCTGTCGCGGAATTCAACATTTGCTGCCTGGCAAGCCGTTGTCGTGCTTTGCTCGCGTTCGCAGCGCGGGTTCAACGGCAACGCATTATGCTGTATGGGGGCTTTGGTCTAACGGAACTACGGCAGTTTCCATCACGCAAGCGCAAGGTATTGGTTTCCGTTTTTATAACGGTTTTATCCAAATTGGCGCACGCAATGATGCTACTACAGTTGCGTGGGCTAATGTCGCACCTATGACGGCTGCAACTTTTTATGCTTTGGGCATTATTACTGATGGTATTAAGCATCAGTTTTATGTTGACAGCGTAAAAGTTGGTGAAATTACCTTGGATTGCCTTAAAACATCAGGTGCTGCAAGTAGCGGCGTTTATGCAATGGGTTTGGGTTGTGGAACAAGCACAACTGTCCTTTCTCGTTGCGCCGTTGACTATTGGGGCATGGCAACCGTTCGCTGAGTAACTAACTCGTCGGGGGAGGCGGCGCGACCGTCTCCCCCACACCACCGCACACCATGACGCTAACCGCCGCCCGCTGCGTAGATCACATCCGCCACACGCTAGGCAACGCTTTGCCTTCGCAGACGATTGACCCCATGACGGTCATCAATCAAGCGGGCCAATTCCTCTGCACCATGCACGAGTGGAAGTGGCTAGAGCGTCAATCCGCGTATATCGGCTTTACAAGCGGCCAGTCGTATTCGACCTGCCCGTCCGACCTGCGCGATGTTATTTCCATCCAGTTCACGCAGGGACTCGTTAATCGCGTCCGCATCACCTCCATTAACGAGATCTCGCGGCTGCGCTCCCACAATATCGGAGTGGGCCTCGCCATGACTTGGGTTGCGCTTGTGAGCCGAGCTAATCCGACAGGCGGTGCGCCCATTCCGATTCTTGAGCTTTACCCCACGCCGGTAAGCACCGACAACCAAGCCCTAACCATCTACTACCGCTCTGGCTGGACTCCTCCGCTCAACCTAGACGAGTCCTCGCAAATCAACATCCCCGAATACCTTGAGCCGCTGTACATCCAGATCCTCCGCGCCTTCGCCCGAGGCTACGAGGAAGAAGATCAGGCATCGCTCGACACGCGATTGCAGGCTTTGTACACCGGCGTGCTGTTCCTTACTTGCGCAGAGCGCGATGGTATGATCCAGCACCAATACGGGCCTCCGCTGCAAACTGGCCTGAGTGCCGTGGGAACCTACCTCCCTGGCGTTCCGGCTTCTCCCTACACCGTTGGAAACCCCACACCCTGAAATCTGAGTCATGGCCGAAAACATCTACGAAAATCAACCGTGTAACTGGGTAACGCAAACAGTTGCCGCTACCGACGCATATCCCACAGATGGCATTGGCGGAAACACGGCGACTTATGCAAGCTCTGTTTTTAAAACAAGCTATCGAAATGCAATTTTGCAAACGGTAGTTTTTACCGCGACTGCGCTTAACGACACTTGTTCTGTGCATCTGGGAAATGGATCTGCTGTATTTACCTTTGCAGCACCTAGCGCAGGCACGCATTCAATTGACTTAGGCGGGGACGCAGGCGTTTTTATGCCAGGCGGATTTCACATTCGTTTTCCCGCAGGTGTAACTCGTATGACGGCGTTTTTCCGCCCCCAGTAACCCATGGCAAACTTTGAACTACCGTTTCCGTTAGGTGGACTGAACGACAACATCGCGCAGTCCAAGCAGCCTAGCGGTACTACAGGAGAGGCCGTCAATGTGCGCGGCCAAGACCCTGTTACGGGGCGCATCCGTGGTGCGCAACGAAGCGGTCTTACAAAGTTTACCGTGGATACGATGGATGCGCGTATCAAGCGGTTTGAGAAGGTTGTGTACGACAACCGTCAACTGCGGTATGTGCCGTTGTCTGCGGACAACCTAAAATTGATGTGGGATGAAACAAATGGCAGCAGTCAACCTAGTACATATGCAGTTGTAGATAACAAAGAAAATGTTTATGTAATTGACTCAGGCCGTTCTGTTCAAAAATGGAACAAAAACGGTGTATTAATTTACACATTAACACCAGCAATTACAGATAACAATTTACATCTTAGAGGTTTAGCTGTAGACGGCTTTGGATATTTATGGGTTGCTACAGGTCATAAAAATCCGTTATCTTTGACAACGGCATCTTCTGCGCTTGCTAACACGCAAAGCCTTGGTAAATCTAAAATTTGGTGCTACAAAGAGACAGAAACTGGCACATCGCCTTCGCTTGAATATAGCTTTAGCCCTAATCTAACAATTGAACAATTAACTTTAAAAAATGGATTGCTGTACGCTTGCGCTAATGATCCGTTACTAGAAAACGGATATGGTGTTGCTTACAGCGACATTTATACGACTGGCCTAGAAGAGGCATATCGTCGTCAACTACCTTATCCAGCTTGCGATATTGATGTAAATGAAAACGGCAATGTAGCGTTTGCGTCACCACGCAGTTTAAAAAGATCGCAACGGGACTCGGATCTATATCCAGATTTTCGTAAGTCATTTGTTTCTTGGACTCCAGCAGAAATTCCTTCTGACAAATTGTGGTCATGGTACGATGCAGGCGATTATAGCTATTTAACTGAAAATTCTAGAATTGATGCTTGGTTAGACAAAAGCGGCAATGGCAGAGATTTAGCGCACACGCTCTTGGAAAACGGGCCGCAATTTAAAAAGACAGCCTTTGGTGGCAAGCCATGTTTTTATTTTGACGGTGCAGCGCAACTGTATACGCAGGGTAATCACCCAACTAGTGCTGCATCAACTTCTGCTTCTGCATCTGCGTACCCTAATTACGAAAATGCAAAATGGGCAATTCATATTGTTTTTAGACCTAAGGTTGCCACGGAAGACAATCCGATTGTCAACGGTATGTATTTGTTTGGCGTTGATACTACTAGTACCGAAAAACATGACATTAATGTTACTATTCACAAAGCTCAAGATTTAAGAGTAGCAAGCACAAACAATGTAAGCAGCGATAAAGTATGTGTTTTTGCTTCTCCAGATTGCTCACCATCGTGGGCATTTTTGGAGCAACTTCCAAACGGTTATATTCATTATCATACTGTAAATTATCAGCCGCAGCCGTCTTTAACGCAAAGCGGTGCGCGGACAAGCATGGTTGGCGCAGGTAAATATAGATTGCCTGCAATGGCTACACTTGATAGCAGCAACAAAGCATCTATTTTAACATTAATTTATTCAGGCAAAGACGAAACCGCACCTTGTTGCTTTAGATTTAACGGTAAGCCAATTGATCGTTGGGTAGGCATGAGCTTAACTGCCGACGCAGGTTTTTATTTGGGTCGGCCTAGCAACGCATCTGGGTTAAGTGTTCAATCAAGTACTTCAACAAATTGGTTCCAAGGAGAAATTGCAGAAATTATTACTGTACACAACATTGATCAAACTTATGTTCCTCCTTATCCGCGTACACTAGGCTTGGCATCAAAAACAAGCACGCATACTTTTAGTGTTAGCCAAATTAATGAAGGTTATCCGGCAACTACAATTTCCCCTACTGTATATCAAACTGCCTTCGATATTGGCAGTCCTTATACGGCATCAAATACTTTTGTTAGTGACGCTGCCGGATGGTTTGCGCTTCGTACTGGCAATGCACCTGACGCTGCGTTGCGTTTTCAACGCGGAGATGTAGCTCAATCGCCAAACGGCGTTATTGTTCCGCTTGTTTCGCAAGATACTGTAGTTAATCGGCAAAATCTAGCTAATTCATTTCCGGCAAACGGAGTGTTATTAGGCAATCTTACTAACATTGGAGTAAACACAGGCACTTGGACTGTAAATCCGGTTGCATTGTATAGTGCAGCGGCTCCGTATGTTTTTAACACCGATACCCTATGCGAAAAAATTGAAGGTTATTTAGCTTGGAAATATGGCATTCAACAGTTACTGCCTAGCGGTGCTTATGTTGCGCCTATTTTAGGCATGGAACAAACATATAACCCTGGTAACTTTGCGCACTCGTACAATTTTGCAAATGGCCCAGTCATCAGCGAAGACGCAACTAGTTCATATGTTTTAAGATTAGATAGCGTATCGCCATATACTGGTGTTTTAAATTCAATTGACGGCGAAACAAAATGGATTAGCACCGCTGGCGGCGTACAAACAAAATTCTATAAAAATAGTGTATTTGTTTTGGCGGATGTAACATCTTCAGGCCCACTTGCAAATAGACTTTCTTTGGAGCTAGACGGAGCTGGTAATCCAACACAACAATGGTCGTCAACTAGTAAAGTTGAGCGTTTAGCTCCAACTAATTTTGACCAAAACGAATGTATGCCAAAATTGTCTTTGGATTCCTTTGGCAATGCTTACTATCCGTGGTACGCAGATTATAATGGCGATTATGTTGAACCTACATTGCCGTTAAAAAATGGCTTTACTGTGTATGGGTATGAATCAACTGAATTTAATCCTACCATTACTTTAGTCCCAATTTTAAGCAAAGAAAGCGATTCTTTAGTAAATCAAGCTGCTCCAGAAAAAATTTCTCCGGCATATCGCATTGGCAACCAACCGACAGATGACTTCCCTGCAACGCCGGATCCGCTTGATGTAAACACTTACCCGCGTGCAGAAAATGTTTATTTGCTTAAAGACGCAGTTGGCGACGAAACAACTGTTGAGCGATACGAGTTGGTAGAAAGCGCAAATGCAATTAGTAATCCATCCCCTCGCGCACAAGTTTTAATTGCTATTAGCGGGGGCGCAGTAAAGAAAATTACTTCTGCTGGAGTGTCATCCCCAGCAAATGTTGCAAGTTTGCAACCGCCTCAATTAGATGCAGGCGCACCTTATATCGACAGCGCAGTTTTGTTTGGTAAGATTTATCTTACTGACGGCTTGTCGTATCGCGTGTACGACCCGCGCAACGACATTGTGTCTGAGTGGCAAGCAACAGACGCAGGCACGCTTCCAAATCGCTGCAAACTGTTAACCAATTGGCGTGGTCGCGCCGTGCTAGCCCGTGGTGCGGATGACCCGCACAACTGGCACATGAGCGAGCAAGGCAATCCAAACGGCTGGGATACTTTCCCGCCGGTACAGACCGCTACGCAAGCTATCAGCGGCAACAACGCACGCGCTGGATTGTGCCCTGACTTGATTAACAGTCTGATCCCGTACAACGACGACTTGTTGCTGTTTGGCTGCGATTCGTCGCTGTGGATGATGCGCGGCGACCCGATGGCTGGCGGCGTGTTTGATCTCGTCAGCGATGTCACCGGCGTTGCGTTTGGCCGCTCGTGGGCCAAAGACCCCGAAGGCACGCTGTACTTCTTTGGTTCACGCGGCGGCGTGTACATGATGAAGCCAGGCGGCATCCCTGTGTCTATGACGCAACCGACTATTGAGCGGCGTTTGACCGAGGTCAACTTGTCGCAGTTCTATGTCGAGATGTTCTGGAACACATACGACGATGGTTTGCATTTGCTGCTGATGCCGTTTACCGACACAGCTACCCAAACCAAGCACTACTTTTGGGAGCGCAAGGCGGGCGCATGGTACGAGGACAAGTTCCATGTGACCAAGCAGCCGTCTGCCGCAGTTATCGTTGACGGCGATGCTGCTGACGACCGCTGTCTGCTTATTGGCACTTACGATGCCAGCGTAGTTAAGTGGGACAAAAACGCCACTAGCGACGACGGCCAGATTGTCGAAAGCAAAGTAGTCATCGGCCCTGTCGCGCCTGACGACAGCGAGTTTGATTCGCGCATCACTAACCTCGCAGCCGTTATGGCAAAGCAAGGTGCGGTCAACTACAAGCTGTACGCGAGCACAACGCCGGACGAGCGCGGTGAACCTGTGGCAAGCGGTCAGTTTGTGCCTGGGCGCAACCCGATCCACCTCGTGCGTGCGCGAGGCGCGTTCGTGTGGGTCGAGCTACAGCAAGCCAATGCGTACACGCGGTGGTCGTTAGAATCCATGCGGTTAGATGCGTTCCCCGCCGGAAGGAAGCGTAATGCCTGATCCGAAGCGTATTGGCCTATCTGGGCAAGCTCGCGGTATCGACCCTCAGCGTCAGCGGCGCAACTCGCTGACCACGGACGAAACTGTTGCCGCGCCGATTACGCTGAACGAGCGCGGTCAAATCACGCTTGGCCTTGCTGGAGCTTTTACGCTAGATAGCAATGGCAACCTTGTACTAAACATTGCGCCGCCGCTCACGGTTACCAACAACAGTCCGCTGACGCTGACGCTGCAAACAGACAGCACGCTTAAAACATCTAATGGAAAACTTGCTGCCAACATTCCTGTGGCTGCTGCGGGCCGCGCAGGTCTTATGCCTGCGTTGGACGGTAGCACGACAAAGTTCCTAGCCGGTGATGGCGCGTATCGCGTGCCGTCTTACCCGCTGCCGCGTTTAGACGAGTGCGCACC